CAAAGAAAAGCTGGTAAGAATCCAGAAGGTGGGTTAAACGAAGCTGGTCGTAGGTCTTATAATGCTAAAGGTGGTAACTTAAAACCACCAGTATCAAAAGCTCAAGCAAAAAAAAGTCCTAAATCAGCTAGTCGTAGAAAAAGTTTTTGTGCTAGAATGAGAGGTATGAAAAAGAAATTGACTTCTGCTAAAACAGCAAACAATCCTAATAGCAGAATCAATAAGTCATTACGTAAATGGGATTGTTAAAGGAGATAAGTTATGCGAATGGGTAAAGGAACATATGGGTCACAAAAAGGTAGACCTTCTAATGATGACAAGATGTCAGGTAAACAAAAGAATCTACCAGAAGCTTTGAAGAAAAAAATTATGGCGTCAAAGAAAAGAAAGATGAAGCGTGGCAGTTAATGAAGCTGGTAACTATACTAAACCTACAATGCGTAAAAGAATCTTTGCACGTATAAAGTCTGGTACTAAAGGTGGCAAGGCTGGTCAATGGTCAGCTCGTAAAGCACAGATGTTAGCCAAAGAATATAAATCTAAAGGTGGAGGTTACACAGGGTGAAATCTTTAATTGGATTAACTGACAGACAGAAAATAACTTTAGAAAAACATTCTAAACACCATAGTAAAAAGCATATGGACTTGATGAAAACTAAAATGAAATCTGGTATGTCATTTGGTAAAGCTCACAAGCTAGCACAAAGTAAAGTTGGTAAGTAATGAAAGCACCTCAAAAAAGTTTACTTGATTGGGGTAAACAAAAGTGGCGTACTAAATCTGGTAAGCCTAGCACTCAAGGTTCTAAAGCTACTGGCGAAAGATACCTACCAACCAGTGCAATAAAATCTTTATCGGACGCTGAGTATCAACGCACCTCACGCAAGAAAAGAGAAGACACACGCAAAGGTAAACAGTTTTCTAAACAGCCAAAGAAGATAGCAAAGAAAACTAAAGGATATAGGTAATGAAAAAGAAAATCAAAACACCAAGAAAAACTTTGTTAAAAAATATTGGTCGTCTTGATACTGGTTTTGAGAAATGGGCGTATGAAAAAGACCCAAGCATAGAGATACCAGCGTCAAAAGAAAAATGGGGTGGTTATCTTTTATCTCTTTATCAAGAATATCTTTCTGATTCTTATGATGCACAAAGGAAATAACTTATGGACCTAGTACATATCATTGATGGTTTGATTGCATTAATTGTTATGGGTGGTGGTTGGTTTCTTGGCAGTCAATCAAGAGAAGTAAAGCGTATAGACATTCTATTAAATAAAACAAGAGAAGATTACGCAAAGAGAGATGATGTAACTGTATCTATTAATAGACTAGAAGAAAAGATAGATAGAGTATTGGAGAAAATAAAATGAAACTTACAGAAGAATTTAAAAAAAAATTTCCAACCATAAAAACCATTAAACAAATTAATGATATGGAATATTTTATGCCAGAAGAGTTTTATGAATGGATGGACAAATGCCCTTTACATAAAAATTATATTATGTGTACAGATATAGATGACAATGGTAAGTACACATACACTTTTGATACACCAAAAGGAGATTATCCATATGACAAATTTGATTGATGTTATAAAGAAACACGAAGGCTGTCGCCTTGATATGTATAAAGATACAGTTGGTGTATGGACAATCGGATACGGACACAACCTTGCCGAAGGCATTGACCAAGAAACAGCAGACTTTATTCTTGGTAGAGATTTAGAAAAACATTCACAAGAGCTGGACAAACATAAACCTATATGGCGAGAGCTTCCAGACTCAGCACAAGTTGTATTATTATCTATGCAATTCAATATGGGTTGGAATAGATTCTCAAAATTTGTAAAGTTTTGGGACGCAATAGAGAAAAAAGATTTTAAAACTGCTGGGTTAGAGATGGAACAAAGCCGTTGGTGGGGTCAAGTTAAATCTCGTGGACCAGAGTTACGACAGTTATTACTTGATATTTGAGGGGTACAATCATACTAGAAGGTATCATTCCACCCCTCTGAGTGTCTTTATATCAAGCCGTTTTCCTAAACTTTCCTGTTAAAATCTTAATCTTGGCATTTAGCCACACGAAAAAAGGGATACTGGTTTGATTGCGAGCTGAAGTAGATAACTCTGTAGTCTTTAACGCAGTTTTTACTTTCTTCTTTAACAAGATAGACTCTTTTTTTTTAGGTGGTCTACCTCTTTTCTTCTTTATGTTCTGGTCTAGCGACACGATTACCTCCTATTAAATAAATAATTTTATCGTTAGTTATAATTGACTTATACCACTCCCCACTTACTTTAGCAAAAATATGGCAACCCAATTTAAGATAGGTTATTCTTTCTGGCATTTTAGTAAAGTCGTAAACAACCATTAGTACTTCTTCCTAAACAAATGTTTGGGCGCACGCTTTCTAGCTTTAACAGATTCGTCGCCAATCCAAGCTTTTACTTTAGGCTCTTCTGTTCCGTAGTTATTAAATACACGTCCGTGTTTATCAAACTCTTCTGCACGTGGGTCATCTTCAAACCCTTTGTGATTAGTATTCTTTTCCTTTAGCTTTTGGAACCAACCTTTATCCCAAGTGCTACCTTTATTACTCGCCATACAAACCTCCTCTGTGTTGGCGAAGGGTACTTGCCTTACCATTGTATAGATATCTACTTCAAATAAAGTTAAAGTTTAAAATACACAAGCACCCTTCATAACTTTAGTTTTTAGTTTTTAAATTTTCAACATAATATCTATTTATAATATGCTTCAAAACTTGTGCTAATGACAAGTCAGTTAATAAATTTTTATTTATATACTCACGTATCTCACGAATCTGCAATGCAGACTCGCCTTCAAACTTATAACTAATTGGAATAGCAGTTTCTTTTTTACCAATCATACTCTACCTCCTTCCCATCTTTCTTAGCTTCATCTTTTGCCATAGTGTCAAGCTCTTTACCAAACGGAACCTCGTCATCTAACGTGTCCATACTTCTAGCTTCTGTCCAGCTTAAAGAAATGTTCACACCCTTTTCGCTAGAGTTAATCCACCCAGCTATACGCAACTTGTCATCAATAGTTTTACCAGTGTAGTGTGGTTGTTTACTACCTTCTTCTCGCTTGTCATTAACAAAGATAGTGCCAACCTTTTGATAGACTTCTATATATTTTTTACCACCACCACTTGTATCCTCAATAAGAACATACCTATGTTGTGTATCTTCAAGCCAGCCTTTGCCACTCTTGATAAACTTTTGTTTATCGAATGGTTTGAAACAACTTGCTTTGCCGTGTTCTCCTTCACGATATTCTGGTTTTGCATTATAATCTTTTTCCATATTATCTCCTATTTGGATTAGATGATTTGAACTCGTCGCTTTCTTCTGAGGAATATACATCACCAGATATACCGACAAGCTTTAGGATTACCCTATCTTTGGCACGTTTTTCTGCCATAGCATAAGGGTAACTATTCTTATTATTGTATGGTGAAGCTTCGCCAATAGACCAAGCCACAGCATTTTTATGATAACCTCTTACCATTATTGCAATACATTTATTCTTGATATCAGTTTCAATAACAACTGGGTCATCAAACTTTATATTTAAATGGTCAGCAATTTTTTCTAATGCCTTGTGATATACAACATATGTTCCGTGACAATCCCACAAAGCTGTTGCTGGTGTTTCTCCTATATCTTTTAAGATACTAGAAACTTTTGCTGGTACTTTATTCGCCATTGTTCACTCTCCCTAAATAGTTATACCGACCCCACCACTTCTTACCATTATCAGAATGTTCTGGTGTCATTACGATATCATAACCATCATCTTTTAAATCAAATATGATAGCTGATAATCGTGTAGCTTGGTACTGTCGGATAGCTTCCCAACTTGTTATAGATTTATACTCTTTTAAATGCGCTAGCACTTGTGCTTTTTGTGATAACATACGATTACTCCTCAGTAATTTTAATTGTTTTGCGACCAGTTTTAGATACGCTGACAGCGAGTAGGTCACAATATAACTCTCTGTCATTGTCTGTCACATTAGATGTAAGAAACTTTTTAGCATCTGCATTTGTTTTTGCATCATAGTAAGTACGCTTGTACTCGTGTGCCATATGCATAAACTCATTGTCGTGTGACATATTTCTTTTAACTCTATCATCAATAGGTACTAAGTCTGATGATGGTTTCATTACTTCAAAGTTTGTTGGTGCTTCATCATTCTGCAAACATTCCCAAAACTCTTTAATGTAAACCCATATCTTATCAAAATAGTTTTGACTCCAACCTACTTTGACATACTCATATTTGCTGTTGCCAAAGATAACAGATAAGTAACAAGCATCTGTTCGTGTAAGAAACATATACAGTTGCATCTGACCCATATAATAATCAGATACTTTACTCATATTACTAAATGCATTTGTATGTTTACATTCAATGACAGAGTGTACAGCTTCATACTTTTCTGCTTCTGTTATTGGACCAAGATTATGTCTGTTGACTACTTCCTTTGGATAACGTGGTCGCATTATCAAACCATCTGTATGTCCGTGTAGTTGTACACCATTTAATTTATGTCCGTGTGTATTATAAAGAGCTTCCTTCTCTAACTCTCTACCATTCCATAATGTGTCTGGTGTATGGTCACGAAACCAATCAAGATTAAATTGTTCTGTTGCTATACCAAGTTGTACTGGTAGTACGTCAGATAAATCTTCTCGTTCTTTTGCTCCAGTTTTTTCTAAGAACAACTCATACCAGTTACCATTGAGTAGTCTGTTAACGTCAGACCCACCGATACTATATTTATTTTTATTCACGATAATCTCCTCAGATTGTTTACTAAGTTATACTAAATTATGTATTACATTACAAGTTATTTAGTTTATTTTCTATAGTTTTTAGTAGGCTTTGCCTTATTTCTAACTTAAAGACTACTAACTCCCATAGTTCTGCATAAGTTGCCCAGAACTTTTGCTGTTTAGCATTAGTCTTGACAGCATACACAAGCAAATCTGCTGGTATATCACCAAGTAAGAGAGCCATTTGTTTGGCTTTCTTTTCGACAGATATGTTTTCGCCAACACGAGCTTGGACAGAATACAAAACTCGTAATTGTTTTTGTGCATCTTCAAATGATAAAGGTTGTAAAGATTTTTTTGCTAAGTCTAATGCTTGCAGTAACTTCCCCCTACTATTTGATTTGATTACATAACCTCTGTGTATTGGGTCGAACCCATACTCAGTACTGCGTGGTTGCCAATCCCTTTCAAGATGGTCCAGTACACCCTCTAACTTACCTTCTAATTCTTGTAGCGTTTCGCTCGGCTGTTTGGTTGCTAGCTTCAACGCCCAAGAATAATTCTTTAACATTACATTACTCATTATTATCTCCTCAAAAAAAGCTTGATTGAACATTTACTTAAAGTATATTGAGGTTACATTCCTCCTCAGAATGTAACTATAATTAATATTTAAGAGGGTAGTTATCTCCATTTCTACCCTCTTTTTATTTTTTTAAACTTGGGACGTTGATGAGCTGGCTTATCTTTTAAAGCTTTGATAGCACATTTATCACAGTAATATCTGTAAGTATTTTGTACTGTAGCTGGTGCTTTAAGACAAACCATACAAATCATATTGATTCTATTCCAAGAAGTTTCTTAATTTTTTCGTTCTTTATATTGAAACATAAGTACGCTTCACTATTCTTTTCTTTTAATAGCATCATATCAACACCAGATTTCTTACCAAGATATGATGATATCAAAGCGAAACCTTTTGCTCTGTACTTTGATTCGCATATTAACTTAATTGTTTTATGATTTGCTTTAGCTTCTTCTGTATTGTCTGGCACCCATAACTCTATGTCATTGGGAAAATCTTTTAAGATACCACTTAATGGTTGTCTTCTTGCAGACCAACGCCATTCTTTGAATAAAGAAACCCACCAGTTTTCGTGATAGGTTCCCTTTCTTTTTTCCTTACTTGACATTGTTGACAACCTCCATATTTATTATGTCGACTAGTAAATTTAATTTGATTTGAAACTCAATGTTTGATGGTGTTTTACTTTTAGATTCACCCTTGTTAGTTATAGTATCACAACCCCATAGAGTTCCAATGTCTCGTATCAAGTTGTACTTTACCTTATCAACTATCTCAGTTGGTGTATGTTTTCTATACATTATCTGCTCCCCAGTTTGGATTTTGCATATACTCTATTATCAAATCTCTGGCTGTAAATCTATCAAGTTCAAAGTCATCTTCAAGAAAAGGTCTGACTTGTAGTACATTGTACTCACCTCTGTCTCTGAACCTTCTAATGTAGTCAAAGATATCTTTCTTGCATTCGTCATCAATAATCATACTGCCCTCCTATAATTGACGTTTGATGTGTGATGTTGATAGTCTTCATATAATATGTTTGATGAATACACAGCAGTCTCTTGTACTGGTACACTTTGCATAAGATAATCAACGGCTTTTTGTGCATCTGAACTTGCACTCCATAATACACTTGGCTTTTCTTTTAATATCTTTATCCAAGACTTTAGATACTTTACTGTATCTGATTGACGTTCACTATAGATACCAAACTTTGCACATAGGAATGAAGCACCAAGCTCTGCAACTAATTCTTCTCTGGCATACACATCTTCATTACGAATCTTTTGTGTGATACCATCTCTGTCTAGCCTGTGCTTTGCTCCTGTTGCGTGTATATATTCATGGAACATTGTACTGTAGTAACCATTGGTTGACTTGAACCATTTGGTTTCTGGTAAATGAACAGCATCTTCACTGATTCTATAGTATGCTCTGCGTGTATCGCTGTGTTTAGTTTTGATATCACAGCTCTTTAAGAAAACATCTATGTCTTGGTTAGCTGTAAACTGAAGCTCAACCTCTGGCTTGTCGATATATTTCTCTGGCAAGTTTTCCACTTGGTCTTTGTTCCATACTGGATAGGCTGAGAAACCACCAGCATATTTATCTCCAGTCTCTTCATCAGTCTTTATGTATGGACGGATAGCAAACTGTAGTCCAGCCTTACTACCTTTCTTAAGTTTACCACCTACACTATTCCATTGTTTGATTGTCGCCCAATCATTACAAGAATAGTTATACATCTGTGATGCAAACCACAGCCACATTGCATTGCCACCACTAAACTCTATGTTACTCACAACATTTCTTGGTGGCGTAACTGCTCCATGCCAGGGGGCTTCCCACCCACTGGCACTCGCAACACCTGATTCTAGGTTCTTGATTATCTCTTCGACAATCTGTTGCTGTTTACTTGGCATATTTTTTCCCCCATTTTTTATTTGATTTGACCAATGCATTACGTATTGTTTCAGTAAAGTCTGCGATAGGAACTAGCTCATAGTCTTTGCTAATATCTTGAACTGTAAAGATTGGAAGCTTTCTATCACCTTCTTTACTTGTATGAAGAAAGGTAGAGATAGTTAGTTCGTGGTTGTAACTACTATTAGGTTCTTTGCATTTAAACCTTATACTAATTACGTCGTCTGTTGGACTTATAACTATTGCCACTGATGTTGGATTGAAAACATTTACACTTGTTTCTATGCGTTGCATTTGTACCTCCTCGTACTGCAATTATAATTAATTTAAATGGGGGATAATACCCTACCTTATCCCCCAACTACTAGATGTAATATTCATTAGCGACTTAAATCACCCAATTTTTGACCTTTCCTAGTTGTTAATGTTTATATGTAAGTAGGGTCGTCATCATAGACTTCCCCAAAGTCTTCCCACTCTTGTTCCCAAGAGGGCTGACTATCTCCTTCGACTGTAGGGTCGCAGTCAAAACAGACATCAGGATTTTGAGAAGACATTTCGTCTGGCTTATACCAAGCTTTACATTCTGTGCATTGGTAACCAGTATTTGATTTATAAGTAGGACTCATTCCTTGACTCCTCTATTTCTAAAGTTATTAAGAACAGATACAGCTAACGCGTGGTCTGTAAAGATTATAAATCTTTCACCACCTAACTCGTACATATTATCTGCATTGTGTTGTTGAATATACTTACTGACTGGCACGTGTTCTAAGTGTGGGTCATTAGGGTCATCTGTAAATAGCAGATAAAACTTATCTGTTTCGATATTTATATTATACATTCCAACCTCCTCAGGTTTAGTTTAAGTTAATGGTACACCGAAAAAAGCGTACAAGTAAATAAATATTATATAGAGTATAGCACATAGTAATATTAACTTTACTGCTTCTATAATATACTCTTTTATCTCATCTATTATTCTATCTATCTTCATAACTTACCTCCATTGTAATACAGATAGCTTACTAAATTAGGAAAGACTTGTCAATGCCAGCTCGAATGAGCTGTGCATTTAGCATTGACTAGGGTTTTCAATTTGGTATTGCGATTTACCATCTTAATAATAAATAAATTTTTCGACTCTTTCATCTGGAACTCCCTACCTCCCCATAGATTACCACGTCATCAATCATATCATCTGTTAACTGTGTCATTCGTACAGCTCTCGTAAGGACGCTTCATCAACGGCATAACTACCACGCTCAGCGTGGCAATTCGTCGTGTCGCAAGTTAGACACGAAAAAGGGGAGCCGAAGCTCCCCTTGCAATTCGCTTACTTCTTAGCGAATCGCTGACTAGCTACGCTAGTCGTATCCTTGCCGTCATCAAGCTCTGGACGTCTTCTTTCGTCACACCATTTCTGGTAGCCAGCTTTCGTCCAGCCTTCATCTTTGATGACTCGCAACCAAACTCGTTGCTCAATCTCGTTGGTTATCTCACTCAACTCACACATACCTCGCATACTATCGTGTACGTCCAGCACATATTCTTTGGGGTTGAGACCTTCTTCAAGGTCTTGGCATATTGCCTTACCCCAGTCATTGAACTTCTGAATTACAGTATCAAGACCATTGTCAGCTTGTGAGCATCTATAACCTAGCTTATATCTCAAGCTGACGTTATCCTTAAGCCTATCTTCGTCGTTCGGCTTGTAACAGGATTGAGGTATCAATCCTACAAGCTCTTCGACAACGACGTCGATAGCTTTCTCAGTCTGTGCTGAGAAAGGAGTCTTAAGGTCAGCCCATTTGTATTGGTACTTTTTGTTAAGTTCTGCTACTGTTGTAATTTTTGATTTAGTCATTTGATTCTCCATTTAATTGAATCGTTATATAACAACATTATTGTCATTATACTGCTATCACCCCCACAGCGAATGAACTGTCAAGAACAAGTGGGTCGTACGCCTTGCACAAAAGAGACTTGTCCAGCCACGCTGGACCAAGCTTAGATGTGCAAGACCCCTTGTCGGAAAGAATCTAACTATCCGACTCTTTGCCAGAGCAAAGCTTTAGCTTTGTGAGTAGGATAGTTCTATTGTTTTCGGACTTGTTCCTTGATGGTTCAGCTCTTAGCTGTGGTAGTGATGTATTCATCATCTACTTAATAACATCATAAGATTAGTTCATCTCTTCCTATGGACGAGATGGAATCATCTTATCATTCACTACAATAAACCATACCTTAGTGTGGTTTATATGATGATTGCATATAATCAATGACAATCATTGTTGTTATATACTTCGTTCCCCTTGTAGGTTTCTCATTCTTAGCAGCGCTTGTTGCCGAGAAGCAACCAAGCGTGGCTAAGAAGCCAAAGCATAGCTTTGTGAGAAAGCTCTACCACTACAGCACTAGCGTGCGTAGTCGTGCGAGCGTGAAACTCGTGAGAGTTTTGTATGCACGACCTTTAGTTCCAATCACCGACAGAATTAGCTCGAGCTAGCGACACCTCTGGTGTCTGCTCTCGGACTAATTCGTGCGAGATTGAATAGCACGCAACCTTTGCTCTGACGTCAACGCATCATCATAGCAAGACTCTGAAGAGCATTGCCAGCTAAAGCTGTGCAATCTCTTTAGAAGCTAATGATGACATACTAAGACTAATTAGCCAGAGCTTTGCTCGGCTAATCAATTAGACTGCGTTGGTAATGGATAGGCGAAACAAGGTAATCAATCAATCTTCCACGATAACCCAGCTTAGCTGGGTAGTGGCTTGATTGGTTTACCCCCTCGCCTAGCCATTTAGTCAGAGTAAAGGTACGCAATCTCCGATTGCACTTTTCGTTAGAAAAGATTTGACAGTTAGCTAACGAACGCTATAGATTATCCGAAGATGACACAGCAGTTAACACAAAGACAGGTTGCCCTAGTTGATACACTCGTAGCAACTGGGTGTAGCATAACCCAAGCTTCTCAAGAAGCTGGTTATGCCAAAGGTGAAGCTGGCAGAGTAAGTGCCAGCAAGGCTTTGAAGCAACCTCATGTCAAAGCATACATGATGTCGCAAGTACAAGAACAGCTTGGTATGAGTGCTACGAAAGCACTCAGTAGGATTGTGTCGCTGTCAGGCGACGCTAAATCCGAGTATGTCCAGCTCGAAGCGAGCAAGGACATACTAGACCGAGCTGGTTTCAAGGCACCAGACAAGCATATGCATATTCACGCAGGAGATATCCGCGTGAATATAGACCTGAGCTAAGCTCAGGGCATAGGCTTGCTAGGTGCCGAAGCTTGACTCGACTAATCCTCCCACGCGCAGACCACGCGTGAGGATACCCGAGTTAGTATTCGTTGTCCTCCGTTCGTTGAACACTCACGTCGGTGTTGTGTCGCACACCCTTGCACATATCTTTAGATATGCGAGGGGGGGACAAAACTCGACCGAGTGTTTGGGTCACATCTCTAGCACTCAGATTATTTTCCACAAAGTCCGTTTAAGAATCTTCCTTACAATTTATGGCTTTACATTATATTATTTGCTTGATAGGTTTGGTGTATAATATTATTTTTTTTATATTGTTATTCCTTCGACTCCCAACTCCCCTAGTTAGCGTATTGGCTAGGGGGTTTTTTTATTTGCCTATAATATTTTTTTCTGCTAAGGCTTGATTATTATTTAAAGGAGAATTGTAATGGCATACGGAAGATTTGGTGGTGGTGGTCAAAGTAATCTTAGGTCAGTTGATGCTGGTCAAGAAAGAGCTAATAAGAAAGACCAAGAAAGAAATGTAACGATTCCTAAAGTAGTTCTTCCAGTTAAGAAGAAAAAGAAACCAGTTACTATATTTGGTATGAAGGTAACAGCACCTAAAACAGATATGCAGAAGAAGATTGATTCTGGTCAAGCAACTGTACTTGCTGGACGTAAGCTTGATAGTGGCAAGACATTATTAACAACTGAGAAAGCCACAGGAAAGATTGTTAGTAAGAACGAACAAGACAGGAAGATAACTGTTGGTAGTAGTGTAACAAGTCAAGGTCGTCCAAGAACAGTATCAAATGTTCCAACACCAGTAAGCAAACCTAAAGCTGGAAGTTCTACTATGGCTGTTAGACAAATAGACCCTAGTGGAACAAAAACAACAACAGCTCTTACACCAAGAAGACCAACTACACCATTAACTGGTCCTGTGTATAGTGGACAACCTTTAACACTTTTTAAATCTGGTGGTCAATCAACAAGGCTAAGTCAACTTGCAAGTAAAACTGGTGGGATACCTAATGCTGGTCCAGCTGTTGAAAAGGTTTTTACACCTAAAGTTACTAGAACAAAACTTACACCTATAACTGGAAGCAAAGATGGTACTACAAATATAAATACATCTATTGGTCTTGTTCCAAAGATAAGTAAACCTACTTCAGATTTTACATTGTTGAGAGGACTTAAAAAATTATACAGTTCTTTTGGAGGTGGTAAACTAACAGCAAGAAAGATTCTTGGTAATGCTGGTGGCATAGGTCAGTCTTTTGGTGGAGGTAGTAACACAGCTACAACAAATACTTTAATAGGTGGTTTGGCAAAAAATATATCTAATGCTGGAAGCTGGTGGAAGAACGCTGGTGATGCTCAGTTAAAAAAGAACAAACAAAACAATGCAAGAGTTAAAGCTCAACTAGGATTATCGGCTGGTAAGCCAAAGTTTTAATGAGTGATTTTTTACATATTTTAAAGCCTAATGAAAGACGTATGCTAAGAACTATTGTTAAGAAAGTAAACTTCCAGCACTACCCAAAAGAATTTATAACCGATAGAGAAGCAGATAAGTTTATCGCTGTGCTGGGTCCTGCGACAGTAGAAAAATTATTGAAGGTAGGCAAGGACAACAATATTGACAACCTTTAAGTATAAGCCAGATGGCGTAACAATAAAGGAGTTTATGAAAGATGACTCATTCTTCAGAGGTCTACGTGGTCCAGTTGGAAGTGGAAAGTCGGTGGCGTGTTGTGTCGAAGTCTTCAGACGAGCATTGGAACAAAAGAAAAACGAAAAGGGTGTTCGTAAATCACGGTGGGCGATTATTAGAAATACCAACCCTCAGCTCAGAACGACGACAATCAAAACGTGGCTAGACTGGTTTCCAGAAAATGCTTGGGGAAACTTTCGTTGGGAGGTTCCTTATACTCATTTTATTAAGAAAGGTGAAGTTGAACTTGAAGTCTTATTTCTTGCACTTGATAGACCAGAGGACGTTAAAAAATTACTATCGCTCGAACTTACAGGGGTATGGATTAATGAAGCTCGTGAGTTGCCCAAGTCTATTATTGATGCTTGTACTATGCGTGTTGGTCGATACCCTTCAATGCGTGAAGGTGGTCCAAGTTGGTCAGGGGTTATATGTGACACCAACGCACCAGAAGAAGACCACTGGTGGTCAATAATGTCTGGTGAAGTTCCAGCTCCAGACCACATACCAAAAGAAGAAATAAGAATGTTAGTCAAGCCAGACAACTGGAAGTTCTGGACACAGCCTAGTGGTATGCTTGAAAAGAAACTGGAAGACGGAAGCGTAAATGATTACAGACCTAATCCAAAAGCAGAGAATGTATCTAACCTTATTAAAAGCTATTACTCTAATACAGTAAAAGGTAAAACAAAATCTTGGATTGATGTATATGTAATGAATAAGTTGGGAACAATTCAAGAAGGTAAACCAGTTTATCAAATGTTTGCAAGTGATGTTCACGTATCTAAAGAAGAAATTAATGTTGCAACAGGTCTACCAGTATATGTTGGAATAGATTTTGGCTTGACACCAGCGTGTGTATTTGGTCAAAAGGTAAGAGGTAGATGGTTATTACAATCCGAGATAGTTGCATTTGATATGGGGATTGTAAGGTTTGCAGAATTAATTAGACAGGAGTTAGCAACAAAGTATGCTTCCCAAGATGCCCTTATCTATGGCGACCCATCTGGTGACTTCAGGGCGCAGACGGACGAGTCAACGCCATTCCAAATCCTTAGAGGTTGTGGACTCAAAGCACTCCCAGCGTCATCAAACGACGTCACGCTCAGAACGGAAGCAGTCAACAAAGCCTTAACAAATATGGTAGAAGGTAAGTCTGGAATGTTAGTTGATTATAGGTGCAGAACTATTATTAAAGGGTTTGAAGGTGGGTATCAATATAGAAGGGTACAAGTATCTGGTGAAAGATATAGTGACAAACCAGATAAAAATATGTATTCACATATACATGATGCTTTACAATATCTTATGTTGGGTGCTGGTGAAGGTAGACAATTAATAAATAATCAGAAGCCAATGCAAGTTTTTAATGCTAAAAAAGATTATGATGTATTTAAAAGAAAACCAAAACCTAGACGACAAGGTATGTGGGCAAGACTATAGGAGATAACAATGTGTTTTTTTAGAAGACCTCAAATGGTTATGCCAGAGCCAAAGGTAGACCCAGAAGTTGAAAAGGCTCAAGCAGAAGCTAAAGCAAAAACAGAAGCAGAAAAGATGAAAGCTGAGATGTTTCAATCTAAAGTACAGGGTGGTAAAGTTGGTAGACGCTCACTAATCTCTGGTGAATCTGGAGGGATAGGGTTTTACAAATGATTACTTACAGCACAACAGAGTCCTTAAATGTAGCGACTGATGACAAAGTTAAGACAATACTTTCAAAGTATGAAAGAGCAAGAACAGTAAGACAGAACTGGGTAGACTTGTTTGAAGAATGTTATGAGTATGCTTTGCCACAAAGAGAAAGCTTTTATCAAGAATCTGCTGGTCAAAGAAGAGATGATAAGATATTTGATGAAACAGCAGTCGTTGGTGTACAAGAGTTTGCTTCAAGACTGCAAGCTGGAATGGTTCCAAACTTTGCAAGATGGGCTGACTTTATGGCTGGTTCTGAAGTGCCAAAAGAAAGCAGAGAAAATGTAAACTCAGACTTGGAAGACGTAACAGAGTATGTCTTTGAAGTGTTACAGAACTCAAACTTTGCACAAGAAGTACACGAATCATTTTTAGACCTTGCTGTTGGAACAGGAGTATTACTTTGTGAAGAAGGTGACGCAATTAGTCCGATACGTT